CTGAACTAAGAAGACCCATCTTTCAAAACCTCATCTCGTAGCAATTGTAATCTACGTAACTCGTATATAGCACCTTGTGCTCTATGTATTATAACATGGCTATCTGTCTGTTCCATATTACGGTGTTGTCGTTCTATTAATATATCTAAATACTTACTGAACTGGTCCCACTGCTGCTGGTTGCTGACCAGCTTCTTGAGCTTGTTGAGGTGCTCCTTGTTGTTGTTCATTGCCACTAAATCCTTGTTCTTGTGGTGTTGGTGCTTGTCCAGTGCCTATTGTACCACCCCCTGCTCCTGTCGGATCTACTGCAGGTGCTTGTTGTTGTGGTTGTTCTTGTTGAAACTGTTTCATTAACTCAGCTTGTAATGCAGCCTCATTCATATTATTAGTAACCTTTTCAGGATCAAGTTCAAGAGACTTAGCAATCTCTCTAATAATATATTGAAACTTAGCAAATGGTGCAAGGGCAGGACTAGATGCTATCTGCATAAACTGCATAAGTCTTTGACTACGTACTTCATTAGCCATCAGACTTTCTGTGCCACGTGCTTTTACCTCTAAGTCTCCTTTAATATCTGGATCAAAGTCAAACTGCATATTAAATCTAAATAAACCCTCACCAAGAGGACGTAACAAATAGTCATCTATATTTTTAATTACATTTTTTATACTACCTTGAGCAGCACCCATAAGCATACTGATACCAGAAGCAGTACGGCCCACACCCGATACGCCTGTTTGACCATGTGCAAAAGATGGGAATCCAGTTGATTCATCTGCTAATACCCTCGCCTTATCAAATAGCTGCAAATTTTCTGCAGCAACATTAGGAAACTTTGTACCAAAAATAGCTTGTCCTGGTGCTCCACCCTGTCTCCTAAATACTTTCCCTGGATATACTGTTAAGTCTTGGCCTGGAACTAAGTTAGTTTCATCTACCTCTATAAGAAGATTACCAGATAATACAGCATTGTCAACTGCCATTCTCATAAAACCATTCATAAGAGTTTGAGTATCATCCATATTTTCTGCAATGCCTACCCCAAAAAATGAATATGGATTTAGTTCATACGGTACAGCCATATAAGGAATACGGGCAGGTTTAAATGGATTAAGAACCATACGAAGTAGTTTACCATTACAAATCCATACATTTGCTTGTAGCTCATCTATATCTTGCATTTCAGGTGGTATATCTACACCTTGTTCAATTAATGATTCTACTTCAACTGTACCCCAATATTCTAAAACCTCAAAACGATATACTCCATGTTCTGGTGCATAGTCAGATAAATCATCTTCCCAATATTCTTTATTATAATTTTCACCTAGCTCAATTGCTTCATCAATTACAGAATCTCTAAAATAAGGACGTTTTTTTAATGCTCTCATTTGAGAACGAGATAGTTTATGTCTTTCTATTACAAATTGTGCCTCATCCATATTATTTGCATCTGGATCAGGATAAAGATTCCACACAGAAACATGAGATACTTGAGGTATTGTTTTCATAATAGGGGAGTATTCACCATCATCTCCCCAATTAGGATACTCTTTATCTACAGCAAATGGTCCTTTCATTACACCTGTACCAAATAAAGCCATTTCAAATGCAGTGCTTCTTAAATGTTTACTGGCACTAGACTCTTCTAGCTGATCATGTATTTTCTTTTGCATTTTTTTAGCAGCAACCATAGCTGGACTAAATGTAACTGCTGTTGGAGTTTGACCTATACCTTCTTTTAAATTATCTATATCCTCTAGTTTATCCTCTAATGGTCCTAAACTTTCTAATAATGTTTTAACTGTTGCTCCTGCAGGAAAATCTTTACCATCTCCTGCAAATCCATAAGGATTTACTGGATCATTAATAGTTGATTCTTTTAGCTGTTCAGGTTCTTTTGGATCAAATGTTACATCTGCAACTACACCTTCAGGAAGTTCTGTAGGATCTACTGTTAAAGGAAATTTTTGCCCTGCAAATAACACATCAACTATTTGCCCATATGCAGCTAATGTTTTTGTTTTAGTAATTTTTATAAAAACACGAGATTTTTCTGCCTCTGTAAACTGTACATCAGGACTATAAATACCACGATAGTTACGATAAGCACGTAACCAACGTTCTTCATCTTGTTGCCTATAATCTTCTGCCCTATGATATTTTTCCATAATAAAAGGAATTATATTAGCAGTTTTATAATCTTCAACACTAGATTCTTCATTATCATCAAGAACAATAGCATCATCTTCTATAAAGTTTTCAGTATCTTCTGCCATCAATTTTCCTTCCAAGGACCATTTTCAAAATCATTTATTTGTTCACATCTAGGACAAGATGGGTATTTATTACCATCATATATTGTTTCACATTTTAAACAAGTTATTTTAGTATCCAAACACTGCATCTGCTACCTGCATACCTTTTGATGGAACACCCATTGGATCATAATCAAATATACTAAATCGAGGTCTTGACATTATACCATAACGTAATGCATCGTACAAGTGATCTTCCGATGTAGTATCGATATCTTCAGGATTCTTTTTATCAATAGGCAATGCAGGTAATTGTGATATAATATTTGTACAATTATTAAAAAATACTAATCTTGGTTCTTCTGTAAACTCATCTACTTGCAAACGTCTATGTACTTCGTTTTTACCTGCAACTCTAGAACCTTTTGATCTATCAGAGGGACGCCATCTGCACCCTTTCATAATCATCTGTTCAGCAAGACTAGGACCAGTATCGCCCCTACGATGCCACAAAGAAGAATCCAAAACTCCATATTTAATATTCCCATCCCCTGCTTCTAAATCTAACACCATGTCTGCTAAATCTGTAGCAAGAACTTTACTTACATATAGTTCTCTG